TCCCACATTAAGTTTATATCCCGGCCTTTGCGTCGTTGTTCCTACAGTCATCGGAGAACTAAAGATATTCGTAGCATCCGTAGGAACTTGATAAATCCCGTATCGATTAGTTACCGTCCCTGCTGTAGTACCATACCAATTACCCAAATAAATATCATAAAAATTACTCGTATTTCCTGAACGTTTCATTGGAGCGGAATAATATCCATACACATTGGATATAGTTACCGTTCCTGTAGCGTCTCCAGCGCCATATTGATTGTAAATACCAAACACGTTGCCGACAGCCCCATAGGAAGTGCTCAATGCCGTTGCCATTGGATACATTCCAATTATATACCCTGTCGATGTACTATCTTGCACAACTTTCGACGCAATCGCGTGAAGAGCATAATTATAGGTTGTACTCGTTGTACTGCCATCGTCTCTTAATTCTCTGCTATAGAGTCGCATACCTCCTGCTTGACTGTTCATTTTGGAATTATCAATATTGATTAAATAGGGAGTCATAGCAGTAGTATTGATTCCTAATCTATTACTGGACTCCTGCATGATCGAGTTCTGCAGATTCCCTAAGCCGTCACTCCATTTCGGAATATAGCCTGCGGTTCCCGTTCCGTGATTGTGATTGATTCCCGAATAGTACGAATCAAGTTGCAGGCTGGCCCGGCCTGCGGCGGAGTTGAGTCCTGTGTTTCCGCCGTCCCATTTCAGCCGATCAGAATAGGCCGTATCCCAGTTTGCACTATTGTCTGGGACGGTGGTGTAGGCAGCCGTCCCAGTCCGTTTCAGTAGCCCAACCGTGGAGAATACCCCATCGAGTTCCGACCCCTGAACACTATCGTTCGGGTCAGTCACAAATCCCCGCCCATTAATGTAAGCGATCACCGCTCCACCGCTTGGAAGGTTACTCCCGTTCGTTAGGGTATCTTCGGCGTTGCGTGTCGCCGCAGTCCCGAGTCCCAGGCTGATCCGCCCGTTTGAAGCGTTCAGATTTGTTGAACCACCATCCCATTGCAGCCGTTGGTTATATGCGGTTTGCCAGTTTGTGGCGTAAAGAACAATGTTGTTGTAGGCCGTGTCCCATTTGGCGTGGTTGTCCGGCGTGGTTTTGAAATCACCGCTTGCCTCGCGGATCATCAATCCCGCGCCCAGCGGCCCGAACAACACCTCCAACTCGCTGGCATCCACACTGTCATTGGGATTGTAGGTTTTTAAGTATCCTTGAGTGGCGTGATTGCCCCAGCCGAATGCCTGATCCCAGTTCGCCGAATTGTCTGGAACCGTCGTGTAACTGCCTGCCCCCAGGCGCTTGAGCAAGCCCACCGTGGAAAACGTTCCATCCAACTCCAACGGCTGAACAGAATCGTTCGGGTCCGTTATGAATCCCCGTCCGTTGATGTAGTTGATGATTGCCGCACCGTCCGGAAGGTTTTCGCCGTTGGTGAGCGTGTCCTCCGCGTTGCGTGTCGCCGCTGTTCCCAGCCCAAGCGATTGCCGCCCGAGAACCGCGTCCAGCCCCGCCGCGCCGCCGTCCCAGCGGTAGCGCTGAGAATAGGCAATGCCCGTCCTGTACCACAACTCGCTGAGGATATATTCCAGATCGTCCTGTGGTATCTGATTGCTCGCATCCGCGACGGTAGCCGAACTGACCTCGCCGAAAAACTTGCTCGCTGAAAAATCACCGTTGACGTAGGCATCCCCCGCGTACAGCCTACGGCCTGACCATGGATCGGCGCTGGCCCACTGCACGAACGCGAGATAACAGATAAGGAATATAGTGAACCAGAATAATGGAGCCTTCCGGCAATGGATCGCGTGTTCCTGCATTGTACTGATATACCTCGATTTGATTGGTCTCTAAGAGTTCCTGAAATTCCCAGGTGTCCTGTGAGCCTTCCGTCCCGTCGGTTACTCCGGCCAGTTTTTTGCGCAGCGTGTAGCCCTCTACTTCGACGATCACGCTGAAGGGCCGGTACGTCTCCGAGATCGTGAACTGCGTCGTCACCCCATCGGCGATGAACTGCTCTGCGACGTACCCCTGATGTGACGCCCAGGCGGAATGTGCGAGATAGGCTGAATAAAACTCTTGCGTGTCATCGAGGAGAACTAACACCGTCCCGATGGCCGTGTTTTGTCCGTTCTCATATTCCGCGTCGATCTGGGTTATGGATTTGCGCGTTCCGGTTTTGGATACTGCCTGGACGAGCACTCGCGCCGTCCACACGCCGTCCACCGCGCCTGTGGTGTCCACAGGGAAGGCATAAGCTCCATCGCCCCGCATCTGCGAACTGACGTGCTTGTAAACCCGTTCCCCGCTCTCGTCGATCTCGTCGTTGTAATTCACCCAGAAGTCGGCATGCGAGTAATTCGGATCTTCCGGCGCGCTGAATGTGACGCTTACCGACGGTGCCGATACCCCATCCGTTTCGATCTTGCTGGCCGACGCTATGACGTTCTGCACATCGGCAGGAAGCACTCCGGGAAGGCCGTTGGTCCCGCCCGCCATCGCGTCCCGCTGGAACTGGATGTCTCCCAGGGCGACGGGTGTGTCGGCGTACACGTCGGCGTAGTGATCGCAGCACTCCAACTCCGTCGCGAAATCGCCCCGCTCGACAACGCGCAGGATCCGGACGAGTTGATTGCGGACACGGTACGATGGCAGGTTGAGCCGGATCACGTCGCCGATGACGGCGGAAACGGTTCCCGGACGGCATTCCAGGTAATGCACCCGGTCAGCGTATCGTGCCCGGTTGCGCAGGATATTTCCCATGCGTAGCATCTGCATCGGCCTGGTAACGCCGTAGAACTCGACTTCGCGGGACGAGATCACTTCGCCCGTCCCGCCGCCGGGATAGCGATGCTGGCGCAGCTGCGAAGCGTAATCGTCCATCACTACCACGTCCGTCTCATAGTTCTGGATTTCATTCGCGTAGCGGCACAACCACTGGTTGACTTTCTCGCGTCTGGGAAACCGCTTCTTCTGGTAGGTGACAACGTGATCCTCGTTGATCTCCTGCACGGGCGGCTCGTCCCGCTCCACGCGAATCCATTTCCGCCCAAATTGGTTACAGGGAATCGCAAAGAAGGACTCGTAGAGCCGAAGCAGGAAATCCTTGAACCTGCCGCCGTCCTCGTTGATCGCGTCCAGCGTGTAGCGCCGCGACGGGATAGCGTCGTAGGCTTCGATTTCGGTCAGGGAGAAGGGAGCCGCCCCACCACCGCGGCTCATGTCCGTGATTCGGAAGGAAATCATTTCGGTCGGTGGGACAAAGACGTAATCCGTGCCCTTGATGTCTGCCCGCTCCGCGAGGAGCGTCCAATCGCCGTCCGTGGATGCCTGATAATAGATTTTGTAGGATTGCGGTTCGCCGACGTTCGTTGCTAAAACGATTAGGCCGATACGCCGCTTGAAGGGGAAGCGGATTTCGTAGTAGGGGCCGGATGTACCGCTACCACCAGGCATGGTATCAAAAATTACATCTTTGTTCGTTTCCCCGTCAGACAAAAATTTCACATTACCAATTACATTGATATTGATTGCTATTACTGTTCTTAATATAAAGATTAAATTTGTTCGTGGTACTCTTCCCCCTTTTGTTGTATATACTTCCACCTCGCATAAGGAAAATGGCCCCGACTCAGCAGAGAACCCTACAATTCTGATTCCGGTAACATCTATTGCATCGAATTCAATGGTTTTTACCGGTTCTGTGGAATCGGTGATAGTGCCTCCAGGAATATCTGTGAATAAATAATCACTCCAGGCATAGTTCGGAAAAAGTAAATATACTCTATCTGGTTTTGCATTTGTGTATTGTAGTTTGTATGATTGGGCTACTGTATTGTTCGTTTTAATAACTATCTTGTCTATCTTGTAAGAAGATGGCCAAAATCGAAACAATATCTGTGGGACATAAGATTCCTTCAACCTTGGATCTATGGGTGCAGCGTTCGCATACTCTCCGTCGATCAGATATAGTAGGCCGCTCGGGTTACCCGTTGTCCCGGAAATTAAGCCTTCCGCCCCGTACACCCGCTTAAGCATCGGAAGTACGTTGCGGGGCTGCACGTCGTACTGCATCACACCGCCGACAGAGACGATCTCGTTACAGTATTGCTCTTCGGCGAGCATGAGCGCCTGATCAAAATCATCAGGCCGCTCGATCCCCGGCGACACATCCGGATTCGTCCGCAACTCATAGCAGATACGGATCGGATTGCGCGTGAATACCCGCTCGAACGGATGGAACGACGTTATCGAGTACGGCCCGGTCCCCGCCAGGCGCAGGTCGTCGAACTCGTTCCCGCCGCTCTTGGTTGGATCGAACGAGTACCGCGCCCCGCGCAGGAAGCCCAGATCGTCCCAGATGTCCGCGCCGCGATGCGATCCCGTCCACGTGAGCAGGCGCACATCCGCCGTTGCCGTCTCTATCGTGAACCGCGTCTCGGTCTCGCCCGAGTAGGCGTTCGTCGTCTGGCTTGTGCTTACCGTGAAGGTAATCGGCGTAGCCTGCCCGTCGTCATCCTCTGCCGCGTTGAGCGCCGTCTGTACCGCCGCGGCGAGTTCGCTGGCGGTGTAGGTTCCCGCTTCCACCTGGGCCGCGTAGCGTTTCTTGTTGTACCAGTATTCCACCCATTGATTGTGTCCGCCGACGTGACACACGTAGTCCCCGTCAGTGTTTTTGAACCGGCGGCACGTCAATCCATCAACGATAGAATCCACGGCGATATTCGCCCCCTGGCTGCGTCCCTGCTCGTCCGCCGCCAGGAAGATGTTGATACCCGCCCGGCCAACATAGGCCAGCGGGTGGGGCGCTAGCGGGGTTATTTGCAGGCCCAAGGAATCGTATTTTGTTTTCGCTAGTGCTGGGTCTCCCGCGATGTCCGCCCAGCCGAAGCCGGTTGGCGTTTGATCGAGCGTCCCATAGCGGAAATCAATAAGCGCTGAATGCGCGCCACTATGCCCCAATGCGAAGATGTCCCGCTCATTGAACACGCGGGTATTCGAGATGAAACCAATAGGCCCGACGGAGTAAACCACGAAATAGAATTGGCGCGACGACGCGCCCGGATAGGTGCTGTCGTTCTTTCGGAATACCTCGATCCCATAGGTAAGCCGCCGCCCGACGACTACCGGCGTGGTGCCGCCCACCTCGCGCCGGGTGTATTGCGTCGGCTTAAACGAGTCTCGCTGCCCCTTGCGGGACGGCATCATGATGATCTGCGCCAGGACGGAAAGCGCCGTGGCGATGATCGCCCCGACGATCACCTCGGTGAGTGAAATGCTGGCAATGGCCGTGCCAATGGCCGCAAGGAAGCCCATTATTTTTTCTTCCTCAAGAACATGCTGATCAGATGACGCAGCCGGGCGATTGGCTCGATCCGCACCGTGGGTAATTTGCCATCCCAGACATGGATCAACCGCGCCGGATCAATTACAACGGCGGCATGCTTAACCAATCCGTCCTGGTCCACGAATATCGCCACGTCCCCGAAGCGGAGTTGATGCTCGGGGACAGTCTTCCAGTTTTTTTCTTCCGCCCTGAACGCCCTGTCGAATAGGCCTGGATCCGATTGCCGCCAGCTGGCCGGATAGGATGGGATGGGGATTTCCGCGATTCCGGCTTCTCCCAGGATCGCCGCGACCAGATGGATGCAATCCACCCCGCGTCCCGCCTTGCACTCGCGGTAGGCGTAGGGCGTCCCGATCCACTTGGCGATGATTTTGTTTTGTTTGCTGGGCGTCATCCTTTGCCTCTCCACCAAAGCCCCTGGATCGGCTCGTTGATAAATGCGTATCCGCCAAACCGCACCCTGTTATTGAAAACCGTGTGGCAGTAGTCGTAGGTTTTCTTGCACACACGCCGGAGCGTGAATTTGTCTCCGGCCGCAATCGCGTAGGGAAACGGGATCGCCACGGTTATCGTGGTGGTGGCGTGGTTCCACGTCTTCACGTGCCGCGCTAGTCCCTGGTTCGGCCCGGAAGTCACTTGCACGATAGCCACATCCCAATAGCCTTCGGTAGCGGGATCAATCTCCGTGTCTACGATGGCGGTTGTTGATCCCCCGGTCGCCGTGCCGTCGTACTTGTTTGCGGCGCTGTCCCGGTCCACGCCGCAACGGTGATCCCCGAACGCAAACGGGCACATGCGGTTAACGGGATACGACGGCGCGCTGAGGATGTCGTCCGCCTCGCTGACCTCCAGGGTGATACCGCGCTCGTCATTCTGGTATTCGTCCACCACGCCACAGAACCGGGAGATGGACGCCCCGAGATCGTCCGGATTGACTGCCCTCAGAATCACTAGGCATCCCCGGATGTCGTTCCGGTCGAGATACTCGTCCACGTCATACATAAGTTGCGAGAATTGCGCCCGCTGCTCATCAGTAAACACCTCGTCCGCCCCATGGCCGTAAATGGAAAATGTGATCCGCAGGATGGCAGTTTCCTTGGGATCAAACGTCACCCCATCGTTCGATATAGCAAACGGGGCCGGGGAATAATCGGCGGCATCGCCGCTAATCGGATCGGTATAGCGGATCGTGCGGTCCCAGTTCGTTAGGCGCAGGGTTTCAGCGTCCAGGTACAGATCGCCCAAGAGCGCCAATTTCCCACCTCTCTCAAACGCTTTCCGGACTGATTCGTGCATCAGGCGTTGAACTCCTCGATCAGCCTAACCGCCGCCGTGACGATACCCCAATGATCTTTTTGCGACTCCTCGTAATAGATCGCCTCTTCTTCCTCCTCCTCCAGTTGGATCGTGGCGTTAAAACACGGCTCCACCAGGCTACCGATCACGTAGGTATGGCCGGTGGATTCGGTAATCGTCAGCGTTTTGTTTTCCGTGTCGATTGCCTCCACGACACGGACGAGTTTCGTTACGTAGCCGTCGTTGGCGTCTGCTAGCAGGATGCGTGAACCGTAGGGCGCAAGAAAGTAATCACTGGAGTAGGTGGTTGCTCCTATACGGTCGCGGGATACGTCGTAGCCCAGCGTCGCGCCTACGGATCGGGCCGTGTTTGTCCCCGAGAACCACAGCAGGCTGAGGATGCCCGTGGGCGTGCCGCCCGTGGTCTCTGTGATCGTGTAGCGGTCGTCGTTGGCGCTGTAGGTGACGGCGTATACCGGCCCGCCGGACACCAAATTCATCCGCAACAGGATATGCGCCGCCAGCGTTGCCGGGGTGTAGGTGCCCGGCGTAAGTGTTGCCGTAATTTCCGTGGTGCCGTCCGTGGAGAAGTCGATCCGGTCATTCACGCCGTCCGTGATCGTGATCGTATATTTCTGAAACGCGGTCACGTCGTTGACGGTTAGCGTTGTCCCGGACGAATATTCGGCGGTCAGCACGGCTTCCCGATTGAACGTCGGACAGACGCACAGGCCCACGCCGCCCATCGTCGCGTCGATCAGGTCGGTGACGGGCTTGAGGTACGTCCGGCCCACGCCCTCCCACGACAACTCGAACATGTGACGCTTGCGCGACCGCGTCGCCCGCGCCGAACGCATCCCGGTGCGCGTCCCCGAGGATCGCGCTACGCCGTAGCCGGATAGATTGCGGCGGCGGCCCGCTGTCTGACATTGCCGTGGGAAAATCGGGTAACTCATATCGCCGCCTCCTGCGTGCGCCGGATCGCTCCGCCCCTGCGGAAGTCACGGAGCACGATCTCGGTCACTTTTTTCTCGATAGATTTTTCCAGGGATTGCGCCGCCGCCCGGTCAAACGGCGCCCCGCCCGTGTTGACATGCAGCGTCGTATTCACGTTGATCGGCGATCCCGCCCTGGCGGATTGCGCGGATTGATTAACGGGAATATTCAGGGAAGGCATTTCAAGACGGGGCGCGGGTATCTGGATTACCGGCTCGATCGGAGCGCTGGGGACGCTGTCGGGAATGGATATCCGGTCCAAGTAGATTGGTGGAACCTTGGTAGTGTCCGTGTGCAGCGTTTCGGTAGGGATTTCCCGGAAGTTGGTTGGTGCCAGCACGGACAACGGAACGTCCACTTTTAGTTTCGGCGTCTCGATCTCCGGCGCGGGGATTTGCAACGCCTTCAAGGTCGGCGTTTCGATCTCCGGCGCGGGAACATCGATTTCAGGAACATCCCATCTCGGAGCTTCAATTGGAGATACCTTCGCCGTGGTCGCCGCCATAGGGAGATTCGTGGCGGGGATGTCCACCTTCGGTAGCGGGATCGTTCCATCCGCGTTTACCTTGGGGGCGGACGTGGCTGTCAGACCGGTAAACGCAGCGTTGGCGAATCCGCCCAGCAGAGACAAGCCGAACGTCGTGAGAATCGACTTGAAACTGAGCTTGCCGCCGCTCAGTACCACGCCCAGGACCGCTCCGATGATATGCCCCAGATTGATCGGCAGGCTCATCAATTCGCGATTGGTTTTCTCGGCCTGGACGACGGTCTGCTTGGTGTTCGCTGCGATCTGCTCTTGGACTTCGGTTTGCTGTTGCGCGATGGCGGTATAGTCAGTCGCTGCGGATGTTATGACAGGCTGCTTGGCGGAAGGCTTGGTAGTCGGCGCAAAACTGTTTTCAATTACCTTCTCACCGCCCCCCATAAGCAGGTTAAATACGCCGCCCTTCTGATCGGCGATCGGCAGGCTGGCAGGGAAGTTCGCAGCCATGAAATCGACGAGATCTTCCTGGAGAGCTTTTTTGAGAATGTCCGCGAGATTCCAGCCGTCGAACAACGGCTCGAAGATGCGCCGGAAGGTGCGTTCGCGCTCGCGCATCATGCGCTCGTATTCGCGCTGCTGTTTTTCGAGAATCCGCTTTTCCTCGTTGGCTTCCTCCTCACGGATGCGCTTCTGCGCGTCGGCGAGGTTCTGCGCGATCTCCTGCTGCTTGAGGCTGTAATCTTTCTTCAGTTGCAGGATCTTCTTGTCATGCAGTTCCTCGATCTGAAGGCGATAGGCCTGGATTTCCTTGATCTTGGTTGCGTAGTCCGGGTCGTCCTTGGGCTTGAGCGCCTTCTCGGTTTTCTCCAGTTCCTTTAGTTTCTCGCGGCGCTCGATCTCCAGGTTCTTTAGGGCCGCTTCATGCGCCTCCTGCTGGAGACGCTGGAGAGCAGCGTAGTATTCCTGCTCGGCGAGTAGTTTCTCGTCGGCGGTCTCGGCAGCGCTGGCGGCGCGCTTGCGGTTGAGTTCGATTTCATGCTCGGTGCGGCGCAGTTCAGCCTGCTGGATGGCGGAAAGTTCGCGGTTGACTTGGGATTCGTAGTTGTAGCCGAACCATGGCTCGCGTTCTTTTTTTTCCTTCTTTTTTTCGTCTTCAAGGGGAACATATTCGCGGGTGCCGGACGCTTCCGGGGCCGCGCCACCGCCGCCGGACGTGTCGGGCCGCTTGGGCGCAGGCGGCAGTTTCCCGGTACGAAGATAAAGGATATACTCCGCCGATTTTTGCGCGTCGCGGTCGAGTTGATCCAATTGGCGTTGGAGTTCGGCGATCTTGCGCTGGCGCTCCGCCTCACTGCTGGTTCCCGTCCCCATCATGTTGGGGGAAACCGCTCCACCAAAAAATACCCCGCCGGGGCCCCTAATCGCCGCAGTGCGGTATGTGGCTATCTCTTCCTGGAGTTTCAGCCGTTGGAGTTCCAGGTCTCGCAGGTTTTTTTCCTGCTCGGTGATCGCCGCCTGGTTCTTGATCGACAGAAACCGGGCGTACTGCTCCGCCATATAGCCAATCGCGTCGCCGTTTTTGTTGTACTCGATCGTGAGCTGTGGGAAGATTTTTGTCAGCGCATCAGCCACCCGGTTGAGTTCATCCTGCTCAGCGCGTGTTCGGTTGGTTTTGGCCGCCAGTTCATCGAATGCCTTCCGCAGATTCTCGGCTTCATCCACCTGGCCGCGCAGAGCGCGGGATGTGTCGTCCGCAGTGTCGCCATATCCGGCGATCGCCTTGATGAGACCGCTGATCCCGTCCACCGCCCCCGCCAGCACGGGCAACAATCCACCGGCGAGGGAATCCGTCAGCACTTTGATTGAATTCCATAACCGGCTCAATGCGGCGCTCAGCGTGCTCGCCGACGCCTCGTACTCTTTCTGCACGGATGCGCCGGTCCGCCACTGCTCGTTCGCGGATTTCATGATCCGGTCGAACTCGTTCAGGTTGGACGCCAACTTGGTGAGCACCGGCCCAACGCGCACGCCCGTGAGTTCGAGGTCTTCAAGAGCCTTCGCCTGGCCGAATTTGTCGAGTTGCGACAATCCAACAGCCAGTTCCTTGATCGCCTGGATCGGGTTGGTGCGCAGGGTCTCCGTGAACTGCTTAACATCCTGCCCGGCGACGTGCGCGAATTTCTTCGTGTCGGTAAGCATCCGGTTCATCACCTGAACCCAGGCCGAACTGGATACCTCAACCTCCTCGCCCGCGTGCCGGGTAGCCGCCGCCAGCGCGATCATCTCGGCGGTCGTCAAGCCAAAAACGTTCGCCGTGCCGCTCATCCGCGTGGAAATTTCAAGAATTTCATTCGCGGTCGCGGTGGTCGTGTTGCCGAGTTCATTCGCGACGTTGGCGATGCGGATCAGGTTTTCCATGGGTTCCTTCATGTTGACCTGAATCCGCGCCAGGAAATTCGCCGCCGCGTCGTCCGCGATGTCCATCGCTCTCGACGCCTTGGCGACCGTCTCCGTGAACCGTCCGAGTTCACTCTTGGGGACGCCGAGTTGCCCGCCGATTTGGGCGATATTTTGGAGAGCGCCGATCTGGATACCTTTCAAATCGACGGAGAGTTGCAGGATTTGCCCGCGCAGTTTCTCGAATTCCGCGCCTACCGCGCCGGTAGTACGTTTGACGCCGACAAAGCCATCCTCAATCTCGGAGGCAAACTTGAGCGTCGCGCCTACCGCCATGACGGCGGACAGGCCTGTAAACATGAGTTTGAGGCGGGAGAGTTCATTATTGAGCAAGCCCATGCCGAGCGACGCCTTGCGGGCATCCTCGCCGGACTGCTTCAGCTTCTCCCCGGACTCCTTCGCCTTGTCGCCCGCTTCCTTGGCGCGACGTCCAGCGCCTTCGGTCCTCTTTCCGGCCTCTTCCGTGCGCTTGCCCGCGCCTTCCGCACGCTTCCCGGCCTCTTCAGCCTTGCGCCCGGCCTCCTCTGTTTTTTTGCCCGCTTCCTCAGTCCGCTTCCCGGCTTCCTGTTCGCGCCGTCCCGCTTCTTCCGCCCGCTTCCCCGCGCCTTCGGTTTTCTTGCCCGCCTCGTCGATCTTCTTACCAGCCTCTTCGGCCTTTTTGCCCGCCTCTTCGGTCTTCTTGCCCTGCTCGGAAACCGCCTTGGATTCTTTCTCGGCCTCCTTCTCGGCTTCCTTGGTTTTGGTCGTGAGTTCATTGACGCCCTTGATCGCGGCTTGCAGGTCCGCGATCGCCTTCTGGATATCAAATCTGAACTCACCACGTACCGAACCGGCGTTGATTTCCATCATGATTTCCTATTGAGCAAAAAATCGAGAGCGGCATGGAACCGCTCGACGGTGCGCTTGCGCTTGTTTGCCTCACGCTGCGCGGCTTCGCGCTGCTTCCGCGCCCGCGTCCCGTAGGCCTGCTCCTCCAGCGATTCCCAATCCTCACGGCGGCCATAGGTGCCTACCGCCGTTGACGTGGCGCTCAGGAGTTCATGCTTGGCCTGTAAGTGATACATCTCGTTGACGAGGCGGAAGAACCGGCGTATCGAGACCGAGAGAAAATATTCCAGCGGCTGGCGATACCACCAGGCGAGTTCGCAAGCCAATCGGGGAAGACTCAGTTTTTCTCCTGAGTCTTCCCCTTGCTGAAATTTTCCAGGTCGGCGATGGACATCCTCATGCACTCGTGCGCGTGATTGATTGCCTCACGAATGAGCGCCGACAGTTTGGCGAGGTTGAGTTTGTTGAGTTGCTCCCGCGTGATCCCCGGAAAGATCACCAGGGCGCGGCGGATGAATCCTTCGACGCTGTCGGCCTCGATGTTGTCCTTGGCAAGCCTCTTGTCTTCCTCGTCCATCTTCAGAAAACCGTCCAGGCTGGACAGGATGGAGGTATACTCGATCCCGTCCAGCGTGACGGTGAATTTAGGATCGGCCAGTTTGTCCAAGTCGATGCTCTTGCAGAATTCCGTGATCTGCGTCATTGCTGTTCCTTTCTGTTACGAAGCGAGATCTAGGTCAATGTTGAAGAGCCGCCAATACTCGTCGGTGATTCCGATGGGCGAGACGCCCAGGAAGCGCATCGTGTAGGGCGAGTCCTGGTTATGCCACGTGTAGATGCTGCCTTCCGGCGCGAGCGCCACGGCGTTCGGAATGTGGATCCCGAACAAGTCCTGATCGACGGTGCGCGCTATGGGATCGCCGGTGGCGAAATCGAAAATCCCATCCGAAAGGCGCACAATGTCCAGCGTGAACGGCGTCTTTTTGTGAACGTAGGTATAGTTGTTCTTCGCGCTTTTCCTGGCCGTGAGCGGATAGCCGCTGCCGCTGCCGTCCGGGTCTTTCGTGTCCACGAGCACGTAGTTGTCGCCCGTCGCCGCCATGGCGAAGACTTCGAGGTCCGCGTATTTCATCGGGTACGTGACCTCGACGCGCTGGCCGATCGAGAAGACTTCGCGGGGCGTGTTGCCGGTCTCGTCGAACGTGACCTCGAACGTCTGCTCGGTCGGTACGACGGTGGCGTCGCCTTGCGTCGGGGGCAGGATGATTTGATTGTCTTCACCCCGGTTGATGATTCCCCGGCCAGGCCCGGCGAATCCGCAGAACTGATTCAAAAACGTGCCGCTATGCTGAACCATTTTCTGTCACCTCAGTTATGAAAATCTGTACGATTCAACACTGAATCGAATATTGACTGAATAAAAATCCCCTTCCGGGTCATACTCGCCAGGGCCGCAAGAGACATTCCCGCCGCCCAGGTGCAATTTTTTGAGAAACGCTGTCGTGTGGCACATGGTGAAATGATCCTCGATGATCCGCCGCACGTGGTACTCGATGTCCTCCAGCAGGTCTTGGCTATTGCAGATCACCCGGATTTGCCAGAGTTCGTCATCGCCGTAGTGCGAACCCACCGGCGCGCCGCCTTCCTTGGTGATGATGAGATACGCGGGCTGATCGTCGGTGAGTTCGATCGTTTTGGCCGGATAGCCCTTGTAGATGCGCGGATCCTCGTCTTCCGGCGCGACGCCAAGATACTCCTGGAGGTCATCGTCTTCCTTGAGGATCGTGAAAATCGCTTCGGACGTGGAACTGTAGGTCATTTGAGTTGTCCAAGCGTTCGGTTGATCGCTTTTGCCATGTACTCGATAAACAGTTCTTTGTTCTCATGCACGGCCCGCGTGATGAACGGGTCGGGCTGCTGGCCGGGGTGATTTACGCGCTTGGCAAAATTCCGCTTCCCGGCTTCCGTGCTCTGCACGTTGCCAGGCGTCTCCCAGTAGAGCGCCTTCTTCAGTCGTGGCCGGATTACGTGCGCCTTCGTGCCTTCGTGCAAGTACATCCCGACCTTGTTTGTGTTCTCGATGCCGCCGCTGACGTAGTCGCCCTCGTAGGTTGCGGGGATTTCCCGCGTCGCCTTCGTCACCGCGCCGGTGCGGTCCCGGTAGCGGTGATTCTGCCGGGCGTGGTCTCGAACCTTGGTCATGGCGATGTCCATCGCCGCCATGCAGTTCGGGACGAGCAGATCCTTGTACTTTTGCAACAACGGGCTTATTTCGTT